GTGAATCCGCCAAAAACAACAGAAGACACAGGGATTCTGGTGAGGGTTCCACAGCCCAAGCCAAAAGCTATCGAATCTACTGTGACCGATGTTTGACCTCACACAATGCACCGATCCGCAAGCCATATTCTGGGCCGACCAGAATAAGTTCACGGCTTTTATCGGTGGGATCGGATCAGGAAAAACGTTTGCGGGTGCGATTAAGTGCTTGCAAATGCCTGAAAACAGTTCAGGCATGGTACTGGCTCCTACTTTTCCTATGTTGAGAACGGCATCCTTGAGAGCATTTTTGGAGATCGCCAGACCTGCTGGATTGATTGAGTCGTTTAACAAATCAGATTACGAGATGGTTCTGAAAGGTAACCGAACCATCTATTGGAGGTCCGCCGACAATCCCGACCGGCTCCGAGGCCCCAACCTTGGGTGGGTTTGGATGGACGAGTCAGCCATGATGTCGGAAGAGACTTGGTTGATTGCGATTGGACGCTTGAGGCAGTCGCCTGGCCAAGCATGGATGACATCAACACCCAGAGGCACTCGGCATTGGCTGTTTGATCTGGTAAAGAAAGCCCATGTCTCTGTGACCAACGCCACATCGGCCAGTAACTACTTCAACCCTGAAGACTTCGTTTCCAGCGTCTCCACAGTCGGTTCCGCAGATTGGCAAAGGCAGGAACTTTTGGGTGAGTTTGTCGAGCCAGGTGGAACTCTCTTCAAGCGGCATTGGTTCACTTCCATCGAGGAGATACCCAAGGGCGAAGGATTGTCCGTGAGGGCATGGGATACCGCAGCCACAAGTGGTGGTGGTGACCATTCTGTTGGTCTGCGAATGCACAAGATTGACCAGAAGTATTACATAGATTCCGTTATTCGTGGGCAGTGGGGACCAGATGAACGGGACACCATCCAGCGACAGACAGCCGAAGCCGATGGGCAGGATGTGACGGTGATCCTAGAACGCGAACCAGGTTCAGCCGGGAAGCGAATCAACCAATACACCCGACTGGCTTTGGCCGATTATCACGTTGTGGAAGAATCGCACACGGGCGGGAAGTATTCACGCGCGATGCCATCGGCCAAGGAAACGGCTCGTGGCAATGTGGTGCTGGTCAAAGGCAACTGGATCACATCATTCCTCGATGAAGTTGCCGACTTCAATGGCGAGGATGGGCAGACGGATGACCAGGTGGACGCCTTCTCTTTAGCCTTCAACTATCTGTTCCGCAAGGTGGGTGTTTCGCTTTGAGTTTTTGTGTGGTACATTGGGTCTAACTTATTACACACGCTTAGGGTTATTACACCATGCAGAACTACTTCCAAACGATGATGGGCAGCTTGGCCACGGGCGTGAAAACCCTGTTTTCTGGCCGTGGTGGTGGCGGTTCCATCTACCCTCAGCGAGCCAGACAGATACCGTCGGCACGGTTCGACTGGCTCAGTGAGGCGGGCGACTTCCGTCAGAATCCGGTTGTGGCCTTGGGCCTCGACTGGATCATTCGCAACGTCACGTCTGTACCCATGCGTCTGTACATGACGACAAAGTTTGGTGAAGAGGTCGAGCTGGAAGGCCACCCGATCCTCGACCTTTTGAAAAAGCCAAACCCGATCTATTCCGGCCACGCTCTGGTCTCGTCGTGGATCACTGACCTGATGTGTGCTGGAACCGCTTTCAGCTACATCGCACAGACAAACTCTGGTGGTGTCGGTGAACTGTACTGGCTGGATGCTCGCCAGACGGCTCCCGACTTCCCCACAGACGGTTCCAAGTGGATGACCCAGTGGAAATACATTCCTGCCGGAACAGGTCGAATCGAGACGTTCACTCCTGACCAGGTGATCGTATTCAAACGCGGTATCGACAGTTGGAACGACCGGCTTGGCTATACACCGTTGATGGCCTGCTGTCGAGAGATCGCCCTGGTCAACATGCTGGCGGGCTACACGGGCGCTATCCTCAAAAACACCGGTGTGACGAATATCGTGGTCACGCCTGTGGGTGACAGTCAGATTCAGGATAAGCAGAGGGACCAGCTCAAGCAGTCCATCATGGAGTCGATTGGGATCGACCAGCAAGGCTCGCCTCTGGTCTTCTCTGCTCCAGTCTCTGTCAGCAACCTTGGCACCACTCCCAAGGACATGCTGCTTCAGGACGTGGATATGCACGCTGTCGCACGGATCACCAGCGCTATGGGATTATCGCCCATGCTGCTGGGCCTGCCTGATCCCGGCAAAACCTACAGCAATTACCGTGAGGCTCAGAGAGCTGCGTGGATCAACGCGGTGGTGCCGTTTCACAACCTGATTGCCAAGACGCTGGAAGATGTGCTGCTCCCACTCTATGACCCGACAGGCAGAATGTGCTTGAAGTGGGATTATGCAAACGTTGAGGCACTGGCTGAAGATCAGAAAGCTCAGGCGGATCGCGCTGTTTCACTTTACAAAAACGGCCTGATCACACGCAACGAGGGGCGAAGGATCGTCGCTCTGGAACCAACCGAGGACGGCGATAATTACGTTTCTGAGTCTGCACCTGCTCCTGCACCTATGGCGGGCCTGAACGGTGGCGAAATCCAAAGTCAAAATCAAGCCGAAGCGACCTACTAAGTCGTCGCTGCGAGCGATTGTGCCAGCCAAAGACGAGGAGCGTATCTTTCGCTCCATGTATGCGGTTCTGTCGTCATTCTGGTGGCGACTCCAGCCCATCTATAAGTCAAAGTTTGCAATGGCGATGGGTCCGATTCAGAAGCGGATGCCGGAACCGATTCGCGTTCAGATCACCCATGATGTGGAAGATCCACTGATCCGGCGATTCGTGATCGACATCGTGGGCATGTTTGACGCATCCGCCAGGCGAGCCAGAATCAAGATCGGTCAGAAGGAAGCGGACCAATGGGAGATCCGCAATCAGTCTGTCTACGACCAGATTAAAAACCATGAGATCAAGCTGGCGGCCTCCACGATCAACGACATGCAGGCGGCCACAGCAGACGAGGCCGAACGGATTCTGGACCAGATGCGAACCGAGCTGCTCGCGGGCCAGAAGGCTGGCGAGACTTTGGCATCGAAGACCGAACGACTCTCCAAGTTCTTTGCCGAGACTGCCAGGCACAAGGCTCGCCGGATCGCTGTGACGGAGTCGGCCAGAGCACACAACTATGGGTATCTCGCAGGCACCGCAGATATGGAAGTGGTCACAGGATACGAGTGGATCCTGTCGGATGATGCCTGTGATGAGTGCAAGCGAATCGGCATGGTGGATGGTCGGCCACGGCTCGTCAAAAAAGGATCACCGTTTGCGACAGGCCAGAGCAAAGTCGAATATTACGCGACTGTTCAATGCCCTCCCCTGCACCCTGGTTGCCGTTGTGCTGTGGCGGGCGTGCTGGATGTGGATCAACCTGAGAAATGGGATGACACGGTCAGTGGGAGCCAGCCGGATAAGCCAGTTGAACCTGTCGTGCCTGAAGCAAAGCCGGACTTGGCAAAACCAATATCGGTAGCCAAGCCTAAGGAATTAGCACCATCAATATCACTTGACCCGGTGATGGAACGCAGTACGCTCCAACGAAGACTTTAAAGGGAAGATTTGACGCAGGCCCAGAAGGATTCCAAGGATTTGACGAGAAAGTGTATAATACGACTGGCCTCCTTGCTAAGATGGAAAGCGAAATCTCTAAAAACCAGTTCGATATCATGTCTCTGGTGACAGACAATTACGGGAAAGACGTTGTCTCTGGCAAGTGGTACTCAATGAAAAACGGGCCATATGCGGCAACCGTAAAGACTTACGGAAACAAGACATACTCGCCAGAGGTGGCCTCAGTGCTTGTTGAAAACTTCCACAGCGATCCAATCAAGTTTGTCCGCTTGATGCCTCGCGAATTGTCAAAACTGGTGATCGGCTTTTTAGATGGGGCTATACGATGAAAAACATTGCAGAAATTGTGAATGCAGGCGATTTGATTGCGTCTATTCAAGAAGACTTCAAGGTGTTTTGGTCGGAGACTGGACGCAAGAAGTTAAGCGAAGAACTGGCTACGTT